TGAGGGGTAGCCGTAGCTTCCTCGCGTCGATCAAACGCTTTCTGTTGTTTGGTTGTGTTGTATATATCAGGCGCGACGTGGGCGACGCGCAGGCAGGTTGGGATCACAGGAAGAGCTTGGCCAGCGTTTTCACGCGAGCCAGGGCCTCAATGATCTCCTCAGGGTGGTCCAGGCCGTATTGAACGACCTTCTTGGCAGTCTCCTTGGCGAGCTCGGCCATCAGGTGGTCCACCTCCGCGATGTTCAGGTCCGGGTAGAACGCGTTCAGGCGGGAGTAGATCTCCTTCAGCAGGGCAGCCATTTGAGGATTCTGCACATGCTTCATCATTGGCAGGTGGGACGCGAAAGCCTGTACGACGTCCGCCTCCCAGCAGGTGGTGATGCGCAGCAGCGCGATCTCGGTGGATGTGGCCGTGCCGTCGAAGATGAGCAGCAGCTTCGACTTGGGATCGCCACTAGCGTAGGAGTCCCCCAGCGTGGTGGTGTTGGTCGATGGCTGCCGCTCGTAGTCGGCGTCGTTGTGGGGCTTCCACATCACGGCTTTCTGGTCGCCCGTCCCGAGAACTGTGGACTCGAGGGGCTTCCCGTGCACCGTCTCCACTGCTGAGCCGAGCGTCACGGTGGCCATGTCACTGGTCAGCACGTCGGCCCCGACGTGGCCCACCCGGAGCGTCGCAGGAGCGACATCGGCGGGGAGGAGAGACTTGATCGAGACCGACATGCACGTGGCGCGCTGTCGGCGGTAGAGAGACTCCATGGACGCGTTGGCGTCGTTGTCGACGGCCACCGTCCATCCGTTGCCCGTCCAGTTGGCGGCATGGGTCTTGATGAGCTGCTTGTCCGGGGAGGGTAGGATTAGGACGCCGACCTCAGAGGTCCCGCTGCCGGCGGCGACGATGTACTCCTGCGTCGTCATGAACGTCTTGGAGTTTTCGAACTTTCCATCCGGGAGGGGCGAGGACCCGCTGAATACGGCTGCGTTGTTGAGAGCGTGCTGTAGCTTCTTGCCAGCTGACTGGACGACCTTCTTGCCGGCCTTTGCAGCGGTGCCGGCGCCTGACCGGTTGTCTCGGCGGTCCTGGCGCTTGGCGACGCGCTGCTTGCGTGTCTTGGGCATGATACAAAACTAAAGTAAGTAGTAGAAATGAGTGTAAATTATAGGGCTCTAGCATTCTACGCCCTGGCGAGGAGCCCCGGCCCACCCCCTAATAACCCGGGGGGGACCATCACTCGCCAGGACGGATTTCGATAGCGCTCGCGCGCTCAGACCGCCCAGATGGGCGGCTTGAGGAACGTCGCCAGCGGGCCGATCTCGTCGACCGAGTACGGGCCGCCGCGGCCAGCATCCAGGGTGGATGCAGCAGCGGCAGCACTGACCACGACGTCGGTCGTGGTTCCGTACAGCTTGGCCACGAACTCGATCGTCTCCGAGTCGTAGTGGACCACACCGCGCGGGATGTGGTGGTGCTCCGTGAAGTGCGTCGCACGGGCGGCCTTGACGGCCACCAGCTGGTGCAGCACGGAGTCCACCAGGTCGGCCGCGACCGGGATGTGGCTCATCGAGTGCTTGTAGGCCAGGCTGGCCGACTTCGCCCACCGCAGACCCTGCATCGGCGTGACGTCACCGAGGTGCCAGTACGCCTTGTGCAGGAAGCGGGTCAGGCAGGTGCCGAAGACCAGCCGGTGGTCATCGCCCCGCCCGACGGGGTAGAAGTAGCCGGAGCAGAAGTTGACGTACTCCGGCTGCACCACCCGCGACTCGAGCTGCATGCCCATCATGCCCGCCATCATCATCCACCGCGCGTTCAGCTCGGTCGCGACCTCCTCAGCGGTGGTCGCGTAACCGAGCTTGCTGTCCTCCGGCCGGGTGTCGATGGCCACCAGCACCACGCTGATGTTCTTGAGCGTGTTCAGCAGCGACGTCTTGGGCGACCCGCTCTTCCGCTTCCCGCAGCCAGCCTCGGCCTCGAAGGTGACACCGGACCTCGTACGGGCGTACGAGTTGCGGTCACCGTCGTGGCCCTTCGGCATGCCGAGGGCATCGCAGAGGGGGTACTCGAAGACTACGTTGGAGTAGTGGGTCTGGCTGGCGTCGAAGCCGTGGTAGTCACCAGGGCAGGCCGCCACTTGTCCCGCCTGTCCCACCACCAGGACACAGTCATCCCCCTGAACCATAAACCCGAAGGCCAGCTCTGAGGAGGAGCCGGTGGACCCCGTGGCGACGGACTCCAGCAGCAACTGCCAGGCGGCCCCCAGGTCCTCGGCATCGAGGCCGGAGGAGTAGAGGATGTAGAAGGGCGTGTCCTCGAGGTACTCACCGAATGGGTAGAAAACCTGGTTGGAGCGGAAGAAGGGCTTGAGGGCGTCGGTGACGGCCACGCAGTACGGCCCAATGGCGTTGACGTACTCCTGCGAGAATGCCTGGATCAGACGGGGGTTCTTCGGGGTGTATACACCGTCCGTGATGTGCGTGACCTTGTCCTTCTTGACGAAAGCGTTCAGGCGCGGCAACTGGTCGGTGTAGAGGTACCCGTTAGTCTCCTCGTATTCGGCGTTGGCCCTAGCCAGCTGGGCACCGCTGTAGCGGGCGACCCAGGTGGCGTAGTTGCCGTACGTGTCGAAGATGCAGCAGGCGTTCAGCAGGTTGGTCATCTTTGCGAGCGCGTACTCCCACATGGTGCTCTCCAGTTCGCCATCATCGCCCGGAGTCGGGCCGTTGGGCGTCGTGTAGTGGCGAAGGTGGACAGCGCGCAGCATCATGTGCCAGCAGAGACGGTGAATCACGGGGCGGAAGCCGGCAAACGTCGGGCCGCACCGGGTGAGGTTCGGCCGCCCGTCGCATTCGGCGCGGTTCCAGTCGACGGTGGTGGTCACATAGGGCGAGAATTCATGGGCTTCCATGGGGCCGGCACAGTGGTCTAGGTACTGCCGCGCCGGCATCTCGTCCTCAGGGTCCTCCACCGCTCCCAGGGGCCGGGCCTTATCGGTCCGCACAAAGTAGAACAGTGTGGTGAGCAGTGTGATCGTGAGCAATGAAATGATCGAAATGGGGAAAGATGCCTCGAGGACTAGGGTCTCCTCGGGCGCCTCTGGGGCCAAGAAAGGCCAGAGGCAGGTTGCCACGACGTTGTAAAGGAAGTGGATCCTCATCCGCGCAAAGATCGGGAGTCCGGAGATGGCTACGTGGCCCATCCAGGCGAGCCCGACCGCGTAAAGGTACGTGTCGAAGCCCGGCTGGTAGACCAGGGCGCCGTCGACCAAGACCAGCGGTGTGATACCGTACTGGGCGAGGGTGGCCAACTTTCCGTAGGCCTCGATAGCGCCGAAGACGAAACCGGCGGCCCAGGGCCGCAGGTAGAGTGCCATCCCCTGCTTCTGGAGCTCCTCGTACACCGGGGACACCAGGCAGATCTTGATGAGTGCCGGGATTAGGGCGTCGAAGTCGCTCCAGATGGACATGGTAGCAGCGTTGGGGATGCCCGGAGCGGATGACCGGTCCGACGGGCGAAGGGAGATGAAGAGTACCACCATAGCAGCAATCAGGATGCCGGGCGCCGCCCAGATGGCGGAGAGCTGCCGGTAAACCTGGAGGCGGGCGAGCTGACGCGATGTCAGGTCCTTCGCCATCAGTGCGTTGTACAGGTGCACCTTGCTGAAGGGGTTGAAGAGCTTGGTCACGAACCGAGCCGCCACGTCGGTGGCGGCCTCGCTGGGCTCCGTCGCGGCAGCCACCGAGGCGTTGAGTGTCGCCTCGGTGACATTCGGGCTGCGCGTGCGGACGAAGTTGGCGCTCGAGGACAGGGTCGAGCCGTTGAGCGGCCGGTAGGCGAACCGGACCTTGGCCTGCTGCACGATCTGCGTGTCGGGGACTTCAGCGAGCGTCGTCGTGTTAGCCGGGAGGTCGATGGGGCAGGCGACAAAAACGAAAATGTTGGTGTCACCGACCACTGAGACGATCTCCCAGGTCATCGCGACGCCGCCGCTGATGAACTTCCCCTCTTCGGACAGCCAGTCCACATTCGGGTGGACGTAGTTGGAGTGGTTGCCCTTGGTACGCAGGGTGATGGTCCCGCCGTCGCGCCGAAAAGCGGTATCACCCTTGTGGATGTGCCCGCTCTCGAGCCGGTTGCCCGAGGTGTCGCAGAACAGCGTGGCGGCTCCGTAGACGATCGTGCCTCCCTGGACCAGCTGGCAGATCGCATCCGGGCCCAGCGTGTACACGTTGTGGCCGAGATGGATGACATCAAAAGGTCCGTGGGTGCTGGCGCACTCGAGGGCGTCCAGCTGGCAGTCGACGCTGCCGTTGAGGCAGAGCCGGATCATGTCCTTGGCGGTCGTGGGGTGGAAGCTGAAATGGGCTTCGATGCCCCGGGCGGCGTACGGTCCCCTCAGGGCTTGCGGGCTTCCCTTGTAGACCATGATCATCGGCTTGCGGTCGATACCATGAACTTGGGAGTACTTGCGAACCGTGAGAGCGTTGACTACCGTCCGTTCGGCACTCGAGAACGGGTGCGAGTAGTTGACGTTACCGTCAGCCCACTCAACACCAGAAGTGCCTATGTGCTTCTCCACGAACTTCCGGACATCCGCCGAGGCGTTGATGTTCAGCGAGATCTTAGCGGCGGAGCGGGGCTTGTCGGCCTTATCCGTCTTCTTCTTCTTCTTCTGAGCATTGTTCTCAGCCGGCCCGCCTGTAGGGGTGGGGCCAGTGACGGTCGGCTCGACGACCTTCTTGCCTTTCGGCGTTACCTCGGGGTTATGCGAGGCCATGGTATGGTGACAGTTGCTAGACTGTCGATAGAGATTGGAA